CGCTTGAGAAGGATGAACTCAATGTCTCTGTCATCATGAAACACTTCGACTTCAACCTTGAAGTGAAAGATGTGTCTGTGAGGATATCCAAGAAAGCTGACATCCTTCAAAGCAGGATTATCAAGGGCAGCAGGATACTTGTGAATGCCCTCCTTCTGGAACGTCACCCAAATACAGGTCTTTTGTGTGTGAAATTCATTCGCTGAAATTCTCATTTGTACCCTCCAACAATAAAATCTCTAAGATTATAGCCATCTTTAGTGGCTTTAGTGACTTCATCTGGTGCCAAATACCTAAGCTCAGTCACGCCAGACATGTCAGAATACTTGTGTTTTTCAACACCAACATAGCTCTCAACCATAAAGGAACCTTTTGGATACAGCAACTGAAAAAACTTCTCAATGAGCTTTGCTTCCTCAGCTTCTTTACAGTAGATGCTCCAAATGACCGAGATATCCCAATCATTGTATTGATCAGGATTTCTCCCATAGCCAATGGAAGCGTCTCGTGAGAAACGCTCCATTACGTCATATCGAATCGTCCATCCAAATTTGTACAACGTCTTGCGGCTGTCCTTGTGGACAAACTTCATCATATAAGCTTTGGCCATTACTTCATCCTGGCTGAGTTGAGGAACTCGCGTCTGAGCTCGGAATTGATCTCAGAGAACGCACCGCGTGTTGCTAGAGTCATCGTGCTCGACGAAGTGTCTTGGATGCCACGTGACTTGACACAATAGTGAACACCCTCGATGTAGACAGCAACATCCTGCGATTCTGTAATAAACGCAATCGTTTCTGCAACCTGCTCAGTCAGTCTCTCCTGGACCTGAGGACGCTTTGCAAAGAACTGTACGATACGATTCAGCTTCGATAGGCCTAGGATAGTATGCTTAGGGATGTAGGCAACAGTTGCCTTGCCATCGATGATGACAAAGTGATGCTCACAATTAGATTGAACGTTCACGTTTCGCTCTAGAACAAAGCTAGAATTCTGCCCCATCTTATTCTCAATTCGTGTGCACTTTGGGAAGTTGTCGTAGTTGAGACCAAAGAAGATCTCTCTTACATACATCTTTGCAACACGGTTAGGCGTGTCCATTAGTGAATCGTCTGTAAGATCCAACCCCAGCTCCTCCATGATAGAAGTGAAGTGCTTGGCAATCTTGCCGATCTTGCTCTTCTCGTTCTTCTTGACTAGCTCATAGTTCATTGGCGTCTCAAGACCAACACTAATCAAATGCTGGCGGACCTGCTCGCCAAGAATAGGATCATTCTTATCCATCACTCAAACTCCTTATCTTCTCTGTGGCCAACTCTCATTGCCATGTTAGAATCTGTCTCACGAACTTCAACCTTGCAGCACCAAATCCTCTTGGCTTCTTCTGCTCCGTAATTAGGAAGGAAGATTGTGTTGACATACTCATAGAGGAAGTCAGCCAGACCCTCGCAGCCTGTCTTCTCAACTTCCGTAATCTTGGCAAGACTGAGCTCACCAAGACGAAGAAGCTCATTACGCTTTGGATCATCCTGCGCAACAAGCAGCGTATGATCAAACCAGTCCTCCAAAAGCGCCTTGAGGGGCTTGAGACCGCCAAAATCCATGCACCAATTGCGGGCGTCAAGCGTGTCACACTCAAACTCAAAATGAAACGACAAAGCATATCCATGAATGAGATTGCAATGACTATCAGCCCTCCATTGCCTATAGGCAACGGGCCCTAGATGTCTATATGTCTTTGTGCTAATATACTTTGCCATGTTCTTCTCCGTTACTTACCGATTACGTTACCATAAACGTAAACGTGCACTCGCGGTGCGATCTTGTATCCACGCTTCATCCCCTCGTCGGCAATTGCTGCAGCGGACATGTGGCCATCAATGTTGCCACCCTGACCATCAAGGTCACCGCCAACAGGCATTACCCAAATTGGATAGTTGATTCCACGTCTGCGGATCTCTTCTACAATACCAGCAAGCTCATTCCAACACTTTTCCGTGCCGTTCACGACAAACTTGAACTGGCCTGCAGACGACAGGCAATAATACTTCTGCCAATTGTCATAGTTGATTGCGTCTGTAGCAATCTCACCAGTGACATTGAATAGCTTGGGGCTGATCGAGAAGAACAGTTCGCCATTATACTTCTCCCGATTAGAGAAATAGAAGACAAAGTCCTTCGTCAGCTCCTGTGTGCCATTTGTTTCGAAAGTGATGAACTTGACTGGATTGTTGTGAATTGTCTTCAGTGCATCCACGACAGCAGCGCTGCAAGCCTGCGCGTGTTTCATAAGAGGCTCGCCACCAGTAAACACAAGATGTGTAGCATTGCCAGTAGCGGGATGAACAAACTTACCTTCTGGATTGTGATCATTCTTCATCAGATCCTGAAGCCTCTCTGCAATCTCAAGAGGCGTTCCACTTCGCTGAAGATGCTTGAACTTCTTTGCCCACGAGTACGAGGAATCACACCCTCTGTGGAATACAGGAAGATCTTCAATCGTCTTGTACTTAGAGACATCAAGATCCTGATAAGGCAGCTCGTATGTGGAAGGATCAGTAGGGTCCTTCTGGCCAAATCCATTGCACTGAAGGTTGCAAAGGAAGAAACGAAGCCACACGCTAGGCGTGCCGACATAGTGTCCTTCGCCCTGGAACGAGTGGAAGATCTCGCTGTAGTGGTAGACAGTCATTTCAAATCTCCTTGCTCTTCAGCATTTTCTTCTCGAACTTTTTGGCTTTCTCGAGATGATATAAGTTGGCTCTCTTGGTGAAGATAATACCATTTAGGTGATCCAATTCGTGTTGGAAGCACCTTGATGTTATTCCATCAAACTTTTTTGTCGTAGTTGTTCCATCATACGACGTGTAGCGGACCTTGATCAACTTCGGTCTCTTTATAGGAACAAAAAGATGAGGGTATGAAAGGCAGCCTTCTTCAAGCTGGACATCTTCAGACGAAGTGTCGATTAGCCTGGGATTAAAGCAGACAATTGCTTCGGGAGCAGATCTCATGACAAAGACTCTGAAAGGGAGACCAACCTGATTTGCAGATAGTCCCATTCCATTGTGGTGATTCATTGTCTCAATCAAGTCATTGGCAAGCTCGACTGGATTCATGGGAGGATTTGCAAAGTCAAATGAATCTAGCTCCTCTCTCATGATAGGATGATTCTTATCTACTAATTTTCTAATCATTGTGCAATCCTGCTAAAGTTTTTCACCTTCTCAAATTTGACGACTGTATCGAACTTGTCAAATAACTGATCGCCCTTATGGCTTATAATCAGGACATTTGTTTCATTTGATAGTGCCATCAACAGCTTTAAGAACTCGTCTGTGCCTGCAGAGTCAAGCGAACTGTCAAAGATCTCGTCCATGATTAGCAGGTTTGTATTTGTGCTGTTTCTCATTTTGGCCACAGCTCTCCATGTGAACAGCAATGCTAAATCAATCCTCAGCTTCTCTCCTTCTGAGAACGAGTTGTAAGAGAAGTCATCACGGTACCTTGATTTGATAGACTCCTCGAAGTTTTCGTTGAGCTCAAAGTTGACAAAGAAGTCCATTGCAGCAAGATACTTGTTAATAAGCTTGTTCATTACAGGAACATACTGCCTAACAATTTTTGTCTTGATGCCCGTATCTTTTAAAAGCACAGCTGCAGTCTCAAGTATCTGCTTTTGCTTGGCAAGCGTCTCTTTTGCTGCAACAAACGCTGTCAATTCATTGGTGAGGGACTGAAGCAACTCTGCGTTGCCTCCAGGAACTTCAATGTTCGACTGCTCGTGCAATGATGAGTTCAAATCTCGAATAAAATTCGTGTGCGTTCTAATGGAAGACTGATGTGTAGAGATTGTTCGCTGATGTTTGGTGATCTGTTGCTGGATTAACTCAATCGCAGAAATGCGCTCTTCAGCATCACGAATATCCTTCTCTATGCGAGTCATTCCCTCTACTATTTTTGCAGACTCGTCTGTTCTTGTATTAATGCTTTGCTGTTTGAACTCGCTGGTGATTTCTTGGCTGCATGTGGGGCACGAGTCGTTGTTTTGAAAGAATGAAATCTCATTTTTCAAGCCTCGCAGCTTGTCCTCAAGCATTCGCTCAAACGTTGCTAGTTTGTTGACTCTTGCGTCAACCTTCTTTTTGTCTGTAATAGACGACGCAAGTGTTTTGATCTCATCTTCGATGGATTTGATCGCATTCTCTTCCAAGATGATTTGATCATTGAATCTAACAATCTGATCTTCGATCTTTTTAATGTTTTGCTCATTGTTTATCTTTAGCTGATCAATGTGTTTCTTCTCTAGATCAATCTTTTCTTCAGTGAGCTTGGTGTTGTAGTCGTTATTTATTGTGTCGTCCTTGTTCTTTTGGATCTTGTCCTTCAGAAGGACATTCATCGTTGAGAAGATACCTATGTCTAGCAAATCCTCGATGATCTCGCGTCTATTTGCTGCAGAAAGCTGCATGAATGGCACAAAAGATGCAGATCCAAGAATGACAATTTGAGAGAATGCCTTATGACTTAGTTTGAGAATTGTCTTCTCAAACATCTCTTGATATTCTTTCGATTCCGCATGCTGGTCGAGCATCTTTCCATTCAAGTGAATCTCAAACACAGTAGGTTTGATGCCACGACGAACAAGATATGTTTTTTTCCCAATGGTAAACTCGACCTCAACAAGCAGTCCCTTGTTGTTTATTGTGTTGACGAGTTGTGGTTTGTTGATGTTTCTGAAAGGCTTGCCATAGAGGCAGAAAGAGAGGGCATCGAGGATTGTAGACTTGCCAGCACCATTCTCACCAACAATCAACGTTGTCTTGTACCGATCAAGACTAAACTCAGTAAAAGCGTTTCCTGTGCTGAGGAAGTTTTTGTATCGGATCTTATGGAAGACAATCATGTGTCACTCGATTGTCAGTGCTTCTGAGTACAATTGATGAAGAACATTTTTCACCTCTTGCTTGTTGTGTTTGAGATCTAGTTGATCAATGTACCCATTGAGAATTGTCAGGGTGTCCTCTGCCTCATTGACAATCGTCTCATCTGTTTCAAGATTGAGATTCAAATGATCTTCTACCACCTGAAGGTTTTGAATACCACTTTTTTCTAATCTTTCGATGAACAAATCAAACCAGTAAGGGTTGGTTTTGTTCTTGATAATCACCTTGACAAATGTGTCTTTCAAGTTAGAGAAATCATGAACGATCACCTCATCCATTGACTTGTTCAAATCATCGTAGTAGACCTTGAAAAACATCTTGTGTGGGTTTGGTATGAATGTCAACGACCTATCATCTGTGTCGAAGACATGAAATCCCTTCTGGTCGTTATAATCTGACCAAGTAATCTCATAAGCAGTACCAAGATACGTGATGTTCCCTTGAGTAGATCTGTGGTGATAGTGACCACTACAGACAAGATCAAACTTCTGAAACACACTACGATTCAAGCCATCTTCAATCACGATGCCTCCTTTATACATTTCAAAACCTGAAACTTCAAGGTGGCCAAAGAGAATGTCAGCGTTGCACGTGTTGATTAGGTTCATTGTCTCCTTTTCATTCTCAGGACAAATCCACGGGATCAATGCAATGTTACACCCATCAAAATTACAAACCTGCGGTCGAGCATAGAACTTAATCTTCTCACAATATGCATACATCTCCTGCATCGAGTTCACTTCATTTGTGTTCTTGAAGAACGTGTCGTGATTGCCGATCAGCATGTGAAGATCAATCCCGCGCTCGATTGCAGGAGCAATCAGGTCTTCCCTAAGCCTTCTTGCAGAGAGGAAGTTGATAAACTTCCTTCTATCTACAATGTCACCAAGATGAATGATCGTTTTGATCTTGTGCTCATTTATGTACGGAAACAAGACGGTATCATAAAACTTCTTGAAGTAGTTTCCAAATGCAACGTTATCGTTTCTAGCACCAAAGTGAGTGTCTGTGATCAGAGCTATCTTCATAGTTTACTTCCTGTTCAATCGTCTTGAGGAGTTGTTCTCAAGCAGCGTTTCTTTTTCGTATCTTGCAATCTCATAAACAAGAAGATCATGAATACGCTTTGCAGTCTGATAATCATTGTACCTACGGAATGTAGGAACGGACGAAGCGCGAAGCCTGCTGACAAGCTCAACAATCACTTGGGGGCACTGATTTTCTAGTTCAAGCTTTTGCTTCGTGTTCATTTTCATTCTCCTCAATGAATTTCTCAATTCCTATAGTACGCTTTGCACGTTTCTTTGTCAACGACTGTTCAAATGTTTTGATGAATTCATGCATGTTTTCAGTGTCAAGGTTAACATAGGCAGGGTTAAAGTCCCTGTCTTCTCCTTCCTGTATTTCAACAAGACTGTTCATCAACATAGAATTCTCTAGAATCTTATGCTTTGTATAGAGTTGTTTCTTTTCCTTTTGAATGCGCCTCAGAAACGCGTAGTAGATAATTTGAGTAAAGTATGCAAATGGATTCTCAGATTTTTTTGGATTGAAGTTATGTATGTACATAAAACAGTTTTCAATCCCATCACTAATCATTTCATCTCTGAAGGGGTAGTTAATGAAGTTTGGTTTATGGGAGAGATTGGTTGCTATTAGCAAGATACATTCACCAATGTAGTTTGGCATCTGAGGTGTTGGCTCACCTGTCTTTGCAGCTTTTTTAACAAGCAACTTGTGTTGCTTGAGTGCCTTCAGCAACTGCTCATTGTTAACATAATGTCTCTTGCTCATGATGGGATCCTTGACATTTTAATTCTCCAGGGTATAATGAACTGCTGTTCTAATGAACTATGTGGCCTTTGGGTAAACTTATAGTACTGACTGCATCTTTAGCTTGTTCGCTTGATGATTTTAGCGAGTCAATTGCTGCTTTGTAATACACAACTGAGGTATCACTTATTTCGTTAAGACACATGATGTGACTCAGATTAAATTCATAAACATCTACCTTAGCAAATGGACAAAACTTTTGTACAGTGACAGAGGGAATGCCGAAGTTGGTAGACGAATAAATTACCTGAAAGGGGTTCTTTAGCACAATTGATGACTGACTTTTATAAGTCATCTCTGCAATCAGTTCTGCTCCTGAAACTAGCTTGACAACAACATACATTGTGTTAGCTCCTTAGATTGACATTATAAATCTTGTAGTCAAATTGCTCTTCATTGTAGATTTTGATTCGCTCTCTAAAGTGTTTCAACGTGTGGTTTTCCCGCGATTTCCAAGCTATATTATCTGCTATGTCGTAGAGAGTAGCAACTTGTTTTTGATCGTTCTTGCGCAGAGAGCGGCCAATTGATTGCAAGGTTCTGATTCTTGACTTGCTTGGAGATGCAAAAATTACATTGTGAAGATTCGTAATATTGACACCTGTGCTGAATGTACCATATGATGCCACAATGATGTTGTTAGATGTTTTCTCGACAAGCTGACGCACTTCCTCACGCTCCTCGCCTGTAATCCCCCCATGAATGTAAAAGATCATCTTGTCGCCACGAACGCTGACAATGTTGTCATAGAGATCATCGCCATGCTTCTCAACGAGCTTAAAAAGCAGTAGGGTGTTGCCATTCAGAGAAAGAGCAAGATTCTTAAGGAAAGCATTTCTTTGTGGATGAGATACAAGGAAGTTGACCTCGTCAGGATATGTGGCGCCTATTTGCTTCTGCTTCTCATTGTCCGGATAGTTTAAGACAATTGCTTTAATATCAAACTCTGAAAGGTACTTGTCCTTGATTAGCTGTGCAGTTGTAGTCGTTTGTTTGACGGGACCAAACAATCCTTCTAGGACAAGTTTGTGTGTCTGTGTACCATCAAGTGTCCCCGTCAGTCCAAATCTATACTTACAGGCTGATAACTTAGACATGATTGAAACTAGTGACTTTGCTTTGTAAAGATGAGCCTCGTCTCCTACAACAACACCAAATTGAGCAAACCATTTCTTAGGAAGCTCATATATTGATTGCCATGTTGATATTACAATTGTAGCATTAGATGTCTTCTCTCTTCCACCGAGAATCATGTGGATGTCATCTTCAAATCCATACGACTTGAAATCTGATGTCATCTGGTGTACAAGTGAGATTGTTGGAACGATAACAAGAATCTTCTGTTGGAGGGCTTTGTACCACATAGCTATCATGTAGATAATGAGAGACTTACCAGAAGCAGTAGGAGACAGAACTAGCCTACGCTGCTTTCTGATACAATCTACAAATGCTTCTAACTGATATTCTCTTGGCTCAAATGGAAGGTTTAGTGACTTTATAAAGTCTCTTGCTTCTACGAGAGAAAGGTTAAAGTCGTTGAAATTATCTTTGTCTATAGCTTCATAACCACGTTGTTTTGCAAAACTATGCAGGTGCTCGTGTAGCCCAGCATAGATTGTTCTTGTCATAGAGTTGAACAGACGAATCTTTCCATCCCACATCTTGTTCCTGTATGCCGGCATGAATTTAGCGCCAGGAATATCAAACGTGAAGTAGTCAGAGAGTTCTTGAGCTGTTGAAGGCTCACACTCTACCTTGATGAATGCCTCATCTGACTTTGAAAGAATTATTTGCTCCATCAACCACCTACTTTAAACTTTTCCCACGCTATTACATTGTTGATCTGATAGCCTCTTGTCGAAATGCTTTTGATAATTGATTCAACAAAACTAACCTTTTCAGACTGCAACCCAATACGTAGATTTATGTTGATAATGTCTGCATCACCCTCGATGTAGACAGGAATGTCTTGCTTAAGAACCTTGAGCTGGAAGGGTTCCCATCCAAGCTCCTTGTATTCTTCATCACTCAAGATACCTTGATAATACTGATACTTTAGCTTATAGAGGGATTTGTAATCCATCTCGAGCTTACGTAGCGATAGTCTTTCATTTGAAAATATTTTGAAGTACTTGTTGTGGAGCCTGGAGATTTTCAAGCTCTCTTCACCAAGTTCAGTACGATCAATCTGGGAATCCTCTTCCCACAAAGATTGGATTTCTTCGAGCTTCATAACAAACCTATTGCTAGTCACAATTTGGTGATATTGTACTTCCTGTATCGGAAATTAGCAACAGCATCTAGGTACTGAACATCACTATTAGTCGTGTCAAACACGAGCTGTGACAAGCTGATTGGGAATAGATCAACAAATGTGATTTCAAGATTTGGATTCTTTGAGCTTGTCAAGATCATCAGGGTAGCATCAGAAAACACACCACTGCCAGAAGGAATTCTCTTGTTTCTGCCAATCTTAGGATCTCCGTCTACCAGATCCTTGTACTGATCAAAGTTGTCAGGAAAACCCATCCCTACTAGCCAGTTGTGGATTTCAAGATAGTTCTTCATGTCTTCGTCAACACCAAACTGAAGTCTCAGTGTCCCGTAGGTTAGTGCTGTTGAAGGAAAAGGAATCTTGACAAATGGAGTAGGAACCTCTGTCCCCATGAAACCTACTTCAGGCAGATTGATTGCTTTGACGAAGTAGTTTGTTGTAGGTGTCTTCTTGATCGTGAACTTAAAGTTCAGAGGGGATAAGAAGTTGATGTTTGTTGGCTGATTTGTAATAGCTGACATGGGGCCTCCTACTACTATTTATCCACACAAAAAAAAGAGGGCGGCCGAAGCCGCCCTCTCTAGTCGACCTATTGTGAAAGATCACATCAGGTTTGTTACTAGGACTCTTCTGTAGTAGTTGTTGGAGTCCTTTGTTAGAGCTCCAAGACCAACTGTCGTACCCTCTGCGAATGGGTTTGCAACCATTCCGTAACGAGTCTTGAAGCCGATCTTTGGCTGGAAGCTGTCTTGGTCGACTGCACGTACCATCTGTAGTGGGACGTATGGGCAGTAGAACAGACCAGCGTCGAATGCGCTCGAACCCTTATAGCCAACAGTCAGGTAGTTACCGCCTGTGGCATATGGATCGATGTAAACGCGCATACGACCGTTAAGAACACCAGCAAATGTGTTGCCAGTATCATCAACGTTCAGATTGTTGCTGTTCAGTGCTGGGGCGTAGTCAAGAACACCAGCCATCTGCAGTGCTGAAGCTACGTCAGACGAGCAGATGATGATGTTACCCTTGCCACGACGTGTTCCCTTGGCAATCTGGTTAGCTTCGCGCTCAACCTGGAACATCAGACCCTTGAACTTCTCAACTGACCAACGGCCGTTTGAGTCTGTGTCAAGGTCGAAGATGCCTGCTGTCGTTGTGCCTTCTGAAGCACCCTGCTTTGCTGTGACGTTGATTGTACGAACAACTTCACGGTTGATTTCTGCAAGGATTTCAGCTGACAGAATGTTTGACAGCTCTGTCTCTGCGTCAAGACCATGAATAGCCTTCAGGTCCTGTGCAAGTTCCATTGAGTACTCGGCCTTCAGTGCACGGCTCTTTGCAGTTACCGTTACCTTCTCAATGGCAAATGCCATCTGAGCGAAAGCTGAGTTGCTGTCTGTGCCAAGCGCTTCAGCCTGAGCTGTCGACATGCCGCCAGCAAAGTTGTAAACGCCTGTCTCAGCCAAGTTTGCTGTCTGTGTTGTGTTGCCTGGAAGTGTACCAGTCATCTTCAGACCAAGTGTGTTTGCACCAGAAACAACTGTTGCAAACTGAGTGTTAGCTTCGTTGAACAGAGCTTCAACACCGCTGTTCGAGCTGTTGCTGTACTTAGAACGCATAGCGAAGATCAGGCCTGTTGGGCCAGTCATTGGCTGAACGCCGCAGATGTCGTATGCGATCAGGTTTGGCATTGAACGACGAACCAGTGAGATCAACACTGGATCGAAGTTGTCAATGTTATCGCCAGTCTGGTTAGCTGGGATTGATGATGTCATTGCTTCCGAAAGAAGGAACTGTGAACCACCAAGTGCGGCAGTCTCTCTTAGGGCCTTCTCTGTGTTCTCAAGAATCGTAGCAGTGATTGAGCGCTTGTGTGAGTCCTTGATCGGTGATAGATCAGGGTGCTCAAGCACTGGCTGCCACTTCTTCTGTAGTTGTTCATTAAGATACATTTACGTTACTCCTTAGTGTGTAATGTGCTGTTAGTTATTATTTCTTGATGCCGCGTGAAATAGCTGACACGTAGCGATTCATTGGATGAGAAGACGAAATACGAGGTGTTTCAGACTCATCCTGTTCTTCAACTTCCTCAGAGATTACGTTTGTTGTCTTCTTTTCTGCTGGGAAGTAGTTTTCCTTGACGACTTTGAGCTTCTTTTCGTATGTCTCAGCATCGTCGAAGTCGATACCCTCAGCAAGGCTGAGGAACTTGTCGGTCTGCGTAACTGTCAGACCTTCTGCAACGTTATCAAGAATTTCCTTCTTGGTATACGTCTCGAGCATCTTCTTCAGCTCGATATTTTCGTTAATAGCGCTGTCGAGAGTTGCTTCTAGCTCTTCTGTCTTCGTAGCAAGCGTCTCGACTACATCGACTTTCTCATCTGGAACATCGATGTAATTCTCTTCAAATACCTTCTTCATACCTGTCATGAAGCTTTCCATAATTTCAAGCTTCAAAGAAGATTCAATGGCAACTTCGTTGTCTTTTACCCACTGCTCGACGACATAGTCGAGGTACTGGTCAACCTTTTCTACCAGTGACTCAGCAAGCTCTTCAGTTGCTTCGTCTAGTCTTGCCTGGTACTCTTCTTCAAGAGAAGCTCTCTGCTCCTCGACTGCAGAAGAAACAGCAGCTTCGAAAATTGTCGAAGCCTTTGTCTTGAAGTCCTCAGACAGCTCTTCGCCGTTGAACATTGCATCAATATGCTCTTTCATTGCTCCGCCCTTTGCTGTTACTGATGCCTTGTTCTTTGCAGACATGTCACCAGTTGGTTTTGTGTTATTTGCTGGATCTGTTTCTTCAACGTCACCCTCTACTTTACCAGCAGTCTTGTCGCCCTGGTCTTTAGAGTTTGGAAGAGATGTCTTCTTCGTTGTAGGATCTGGAACAGATGATGAACCAGTTGCGCCACCGCCTGTTGCAACGGCCTCGTCAACTTCTACCTGCTCTTCAATCTTTCTTTTAAGCGTAAGTGCCATTTTAGTCTCCTGCAATTTGAATTATTTATGTTTTTGGGTTCTTAGAGTTTTCATGAAATGCTCGAAAATCTTGAGGCTCGTCTGTTCTGTATTTCTTCTGACTACCGATTTGTTAATAGCAGTCTTATACATTTCAAGCTCTCTCAGATTACCATTTTCCCAAACCCACTCTTTGCCTTCCATGATTCCACGGACAAAGGCGTTTGGGGCAGAAGGATCAGCAACAATATCTGCGGCTGTAGAAAGGAAGAAGTCGTCTTGAACTTCCATGATTCCTTTTTTGTTTTCTTTAAGAGATCCCATTCCTCTAGAAGAAACGCCTAGATTGGCACCCTCGTCAATGAGGTTTTTTACGATCTGACCGAAAGGTGTTTCAGTCATTACCTTGGCTTTGCCAATGAAGTTTGAACCATCGGCACGAAGCTCTTTAATCATATGAGATACACGCTCAAGGTTGATTGTAGGACCTGATGGATGTCCTAGCTCACCATAAGCTCTGTTCTTGTCAATATGTTCTGCTGTGTATCTCTCAACTTCCTTTTGAAGAACGCCGCGAGGGTAGACTCTTCCATTCTTGTTCTGAATGTCGCCCTGAAGAAATACACCTTCAATAAAGTAATTTTTCTTACCGTTCTCTTTTTGCTCTGTGACAATATTAACTGTCTCAAGCTGTTCGGTAATAAGCTTCATTTTAGTACTCGCTAGTGAATGTGGAGATCTTGGCGCAATCTACTACAATTGAACCTACTGAACCTGCTGAAAGAGTCAGTACAACGTTGGCTGCAGGAAACTCACCCATTGCAACACCTGACCCAGCAAAATCAAAATAACCCTCACCTGTCAGGACAAAGATTGTATTTGAACCACGTGCAACTGTCCATGAACCATTAGAAGACCAGAACACCTGGTTTAGAACAAGACCATTGACTGTCTCTGATGCATCCGTGTTGGCGTGTGTAAGGTTCTGAGTTGTTGTTGCAGTTGCTCTTACAACGAGCTTATTGCCTTTTTGATTGATTACAATTGCCATATCACTCCTCGATTTCTACTTGCTCTGCAAGCTCGATTAGATGCTCAAACGATGTGAAGTCCTCAAACATCGAATAGAAGTTCTCTTTATTTTCTTCTGGAATAGACTCTTGAATTGCATTAAGAGTCTTGAATAGATCTGCGTCAACCTCTACAACTGTTCCATCATTCAGTTCAACTTCTTCCATTGCCTTCTTACGCAGAGTTGCAAAGTATATTGACTTGCCTTTTTCTGCT